CCGCGCCTTGCAGGACGAGGTATGCACCTGCATAATTCTCGACACATTAAGTGTGCGGGCGTGGCGGGGTCACGAGCTCGCGCGCCGGGTCGTGAGTGACGATTTGGGCACAAAAAAGCCACCGCATGCGGTGGCTTGTATATGTGGTGATCTGTATCAACTTGCTGATGGTATGGCCTGAGTAGGAATCTTATAAGGCTTGAAGCTGATGATGCTCTCCCCAGCCCAATCATTCACCTCTTGCAAGCGGGCCTGTAACGAGAGCAGCTCCGTGGTGGCAAACACCCCAAAGGCCTTTTCCACATCCCCAAACCCGCCAGTATTTGAAGGCACGATCCCGATCAGTTGAGCAGGCGTGCGATGCATGGCCAGCTGATCATCGCGGGTAACGTTCTTGATGTTGAAAAACTCATCCTTGGCAGCTACCTCGCTGACCGGTATCAACTGAATGCCATCCTTTTTGCCATTGGGCGCATACATGAACAGGTTGCGGAAATTGCCGGGCCCCTTCGAGTTCTTGAGCGCCTCGCGCAGCTTGTCCACATCCTCCTGCTGCTGGGCGGCATCTGTCATGTAAAGGATGAATCCCGCGTGACTGCCGTTCCGGTAATACTTCCTGCGGAACAACGTAGCATCTTCATTGAGCCAAGTGGAGTTAAGGGCCGGAATATACTCGGGCAGCCCATATATCTCCTGGTTAAGATCCGGCTCGATCAAATGAAATATTGAGCCCGGATTGAACTCTGTCTCCTGCTTATAACTGGGCACATACCAATAGCTACTAAGGTCAAGACCGCGCCGCGTGTATTTAGCAAGGGGAGCCTCAAGGCGCACCAGCTTTCCCAGACGGTTTTTGACCGCCTCAAGATACCCATTCCCAAACACCAGATAATCCAGGACAAACTTGCCGAACTCCGATTTACTCAGCTTAGGATGGGGGACATACGCACTCACCAGTAAGTTGCGTTTGAGCAGGATAGCGCTGGTGTGATGCACGGCAGATCGAAAGCTTCGGGCCAGCCCCTCAAACGAGATGGGCGGCTCGTAATACTTGCTCATCCGCATGCACTCCAGATAATCCAGAATCTCGCGCTTATCCAGCACCGACACCGGATCACCAAAGGTAAAGGCTTCGGCCTTGGATTCTTTTTTCACACTGGTTTCCTTCATGAGTAAATCTCCAAAATGCTGCTGTTGGTATTGGTTGCCCCTTCGAGCGGTTCATTGATCAGCGCATGCATCGTTGCCCAGGCAATATCTGCATGGCTTAACTCCTTCGATCTGCCTGCCTCATACGTCACCTGCATGCCGCTAGGGGTGATGGTTTTCTTGATGGACATGAAGGCTTGCGCAAGATCGTTCCAGCTGGCGTCGAATTCCAGCCGGTTCTTGTTGATGACGTTCTGAGCCTTCATCACCATGCGGCCTTTCACATCGGCGCTATAGGTAATCGCTTTAACTGCAGGGAAAAACTGCCTTACCAGCTGATGCACGCCATGGCCGATGCCGGTGACATCAATCCCGATGTAAGTCACGTTATACCGCTCGGTGATTTTCTTGATCGCCGCCGCCTGCGCCTCAAAGTCCATCTGTTTCCATTGATGGCGCTCCAGCACGCGAAACTTGCCCCCGGCAATACGCGGCGGGGCAAGCACCACACAGCCCGCCGCATCCCCATTCAACGATGGGTCGTACCCAATCCACACCTCCTGATAGCCCAGCGGGCGCAGCGCGAAGGGCTTATAGTCAGCCGCCCACTCAGTCCAGCTATCGACCATGCACTTCTGCATATCTGCCAGGCTGAACACACTTAGGTTGTCGTCAATAAACTCAGCCATGAACAGGTTGAGGAATTCCTGCGGGCCATACTCCAGCTTGAGTTGCTCGATATCGAACAGACTGCAACCACCAGCCAGCGCATCCATGATCGTGACGATCTGGCGCCACTGGCCATCCGCACACAAAACACCATCTTTAAGGGCTGCATGCGACACATCGATCTTGACCTGATCGTCCTTGGAGCGCCCCTTGTTAAACAGAGAGCCATCCCAGTATGGGTAAGCGCTATGGCTAAGGCTGGAAGGCGTGCTGAAATAAGTCTGGCGCCAGTGCTTATGGGCGGCCATCCCGGACGCCACCTTGCGCAGCTCCTGAAATTTATTGATCCAGAAATACTCATCCACATACAGGTTGCCGTGATAGCTCTGGGCCGTTTTTGAGTTCGTGCCCAAAAAATACAACGTCGCCGCATTTGGCAGGATGATCGGATCACCCTTCAGCTCAACATCTGCTGCTGACATCGCAAACTGCTGGATGTACTGCTTGAAAACGTGGGCTTGTGCCTTGCTGGCTGAAAGGAATATCTGATTGCGCCCGGTAGTCAGGGCATCGCATAGCGCCTCACGTGCAAAATACCAGGTGGCACCAATCTGCCGACTTTTGAGAATGTCACGAATCCGGTGCTTAAGCCCTGCCCGGTACCAGTGCTTTTGATAGTCAAACTGCTCATCCAGAAACGCCTTGATCAGGCGATCCTGCTGTTCCTCGGAAATCGGGTTTTTTTCAGGTGCCTTTCTTGGCCCCTTATTACGATTTTCTACCTTTGGGTTGAGGTCAGCCTCATTGCCAGTTTTATCATGCTTCCGCACCCGGCTCATGCGTTCCATCTGCCGGCCAAGAAGGTCTATCTCCTTGTAATCCTTCCCCTCCTTCGGCTCCTTCATCGTGAGCTGGATCAGACGCGCCTCAAGTGTGTACTCCACCCGATCAAGGGGTGAAGTCTCATCCCAGCGGTCGCGCCGTTTCCAGCTATGAATAGTGGCTGGCTTCTCACCGATCCTCTCGGCAATACGCGCCACGCGCCACCCCTGCCAATAAAGCTGGCGGGCCTCACGGCGTGGATCAATGTCAACAATCTGATTCATGGGGCAAGGTTACAAGCCGCCATCCCTGCTCTATTCGCCCCCATGTCCTGATTAATTCAATCAGAACAACCCCGCATTGAGTTGCGTTGGCTATTTCCCGACCATTGCCCCATCACAGTCCCAATCAACATACGAGGCCTCACAAAATGCCAGTAAGCAAATTCATCCGCATCGGCGTCGAAGGCGCCACCACAGATGGACGCAACATCGAGCGCCCCTGGTTGGTTCAAGCAGCCAAGAGTTTCAACCGGGCAAAATATGGTGCGCGGATCTGGTTGGAGCACATACGCGGCACCTTGCCGGACAGCATGTTCAAAGCGCTGGGCGATGTAGTCGAGCTGAAGGCTGAAGAAGTGGACCTCGACGGCCAAAAAAAAATGGCACTCTTTGCCAAGCTGGATGTGACGGATGAACTGGTGGCCATGAACAAGGCTCGCCAGAAGATTTACACCTCCATGGAAATCGACCCTAACTTTGCCAAGTCCAATGAGGCCTACCTGGTTGGCCTGGCAGTAACTGATTCACCAGCCAGCCTCGGCACTGAAGCCCTCGCCTTCGCAGCCAATGCCAAAGTCAATCCATTCGCTACACGCAAACTAAACCCGGAAAACCTGTTTACGGAAGCCGTTGAAATCGAGCTTGAGCTTGAAGAGCCCACAGAAACTGAAAGCTTTGGCGCCAAGTTGCTCAACTCAGTGAAAGCACTGCTTGGCAAGAAAGAGCAAGGCGACTCTGACAATTTCGGGGCAATTTCTGAGGCAATCGAAACCATTGCCGCCAGCCAGAAAGATGTGCTGGACCAATTTTCCAGTCAGGGTAAACAGCAAACGGAGACCGCCCAGCAACTCCAAAAGCTCAGTGACGATTTTGCAGCCCTGAAAAATCAGCTTGAAACGGAAGAGCAGCCCCGACAGCAACGCCACACGGCATCAGGCGGCGAAGGCTTGGTCAAGACTGACTGCTAAACCACATCAATCAAATCCCGACATTACCAAGGAACAGTCATGCGTAAAGAGACCCGATTAGCCTATTCCGCCTACCTGGCTCAGGTTGCCCTACTGAGCGGAGTTGCGTTGGCAACTGAAAAATTCACGGTTGAACCCAGCGTGCAGCAGACGCTGGAAACCAAGATGCAGGAGTCCACCGACTTCCTCAGCAAGATTAATGTGGTTGGTGTCGCAGAGCAGCAAGGTGAAAAGCTGGGCTTGGGCATTGGTGGTCCGGCAGCAGGAACCACCAACACAGCCACCACGGATCGTGCCACCAGCGATCTGACCGTGATGGATGCCGTCGGCTATCTCTGCACCCAGACCAATTTCGACACACACATCACCTACGCCAAGCTGGATGCCTGGGCCAAGTTCCCAGATTTCCAGACACGTGTTCGTGATGCCATTCTGATTCGTCAGGCACTTGATCGCATCATGATCGGCTGGAATGGCACAAGCCGTGCCGCCACCAGCGACAAAAACGCCAATCCATTGCTGCAGGATGTGAACAAAGGCTGGCTGCAAAAAATGCGTGAATTTGCGCCTGCCCGTGTCATGCATGAGGTAGTTGCCAGCTCAAACAAGATTGAAGTGGGTACAGGCGGCGATTACAACAATCTGGATGCCCTGGTCTTTGATATGGTGAACAACCTCATCGAGCCCTGGTATCAGGAAGATACCGAGCTGGTTACCATCGTGGGGCGAGAACTGCTGGCAGACAAGTATTTCCCCATCGTGAATGCCAACAACGCCCCCTCAGAACAGCTTGCGGGCCAGATCATCATGAGCCAGAAGCGTATCGGCAACCTGCCTGCGGTACGTGTGCCGTTCTTCCCGGCCAACAAGATTCTGGTTACCCGGCTGGACAACCTGTCCCTTTACTACCAGGAAGGGGCTCGCCGCCGCACTATCGTCGACAACGCCAAGCGAGATCGCATCGAGAACTACGAGTCCAGCAACGATGCGTACGTGGTTGAAGACTACGGCTGCGCAGCGATGGCTGAAAATATCGTTATTCAGGCCTGATCAACATGACCAGCCCAGCTAAACGACACTTTGCACGCGTTCTCGCCGCCCAGGTGAATGACACCAGCGGTGAGCAACGCACCTCAGAGAACGCAACCCAATACGAGCTAACCCTGGGCAAGCTTGCCCAGGATAAAGCCGCCCTCAAGCAGATACAGTCCGTCGAACTGAAAGCTGAACTCAAACGCAAGCTACTGGTTGATTATCAGCCGTGGATTCAGGGCGTGCTGCAAGGCGACTCAGGCATGCAGGACGATGTACTGACCACCATCATGGTCTGGCTGATAGATACCGGCGATCTGACCCAGGCACTGATCCTCGGCAATTACTGCATCAGGCATGGCTTGAAAATGCCAGACACGTACAAGCGCTCCCCAGCGGTCTTGATCGCTGAAGAGTTTGCGGACATCAGCCTGAAACTGTTTGGCGGCGGCCACGCCCTCGACACGGCCTCTCTCGCTGGGGCAATCGACTTGGTAAAAGATCAGGACATGCCCGACCAGGTGCGCGCCAAGCTCATCAAGGCATACGCCTATGGCTTACGGCAGGACGCACCAACCGAAGATAAGCCAGAGGAGCGCCTTACCGTACTCAATGAGGTAATCACGCAGCTTAAACGGGCGCTAGAGCTGTTTGAAGGTGTCGGCGTTAAAAAGGACATCGAAACGCTGGAGCGTGAAGTCAAGAACCTGGCCGAAAAGCTGAAAGAGTAAGGCCAAACCGAGCGGACCCCGCACCTGATGGCGAAAGGTGGAATGTGTAGATCATCTCCCTGCGCTTTCCACCTTTCTCACCATCATCTGCGGTTTTTTTTGAAAGAGAGCCATGTCATTTATTGCTGCCAGCGACACCAGCGCAACAGAAAGCGTGATCAGCAATGATGGCTTTTTCCCCGACATTGACCCCAATGAGGTGCGCAAGGTCATGCGCATGGATGGCACGGTCACCCCGGA